ACCCAAATTACCATATTTCCTTGGTTCTCATTTAGACAGGCGTCTTGAAAATCATTTTTATCTAGTTTCATATATTGAGAGTTTTTCCCGCCTTTTTTCTTCCGCTTTATGTAAACTCCCTCAATCTCATACTCGTTATGTACTACCCATTTCTTGCCGCTCCATTCCTGGTCCTTTTTGTATGGGTGTAGATTAATCATGCCTGTGATATCTTTATTATTATCTCTCTCTATGTACATGTCCTCTATAAAGCATTCCATACCGTATTTTTCGGTAAGATGTTTATTTATTGCCTCGGATATTTCATATCCATGTAGTTCTATTTTCATTGTATCTCCGTTTGTTTATTGATTAATTAATCTAGTTTGAATATCTAAAAAACAATTCCAGCGCATACAGGCAAACAAAAGCCCATGCGGCCAGGATTAAAGCTAGTTTTTCTTTTTTGTTCATTATCGGACCTCCATCATTATTTTATTAAACATGATCACCGCAGTGATACACACTAAAATTATTGCTATTGATTCAATCATTTTTTTATTCCTCTATTAAAATTACGATTATGATTCCAGCAATTAAGTAAATTATGAATTCTATCATAATTAATGCGCTGGGATTACTATTTTTACACCTTGGAAGGTGTCTTTATTACCGCACGCGTGGCCTTGTTTGGTACATGTGCCGCACTTACCCGGACAGATGAAAACTTTCTCATCAAATTGAGATCTTATCTCATTAGTTTGGATCTTATCCAGTGCGCCGGCTCTCCAGGCTTTTAAAGTGTCTTTTTTCACCGGGACCGCAACAAAATCACCTCTAAAAATTGATAATTGAGCCACCGCCGCCGCCGTTGGTGAGTTCTCGTATATTGAGCCGCTGGAACCGTTAAGAGTGTAATTAGATGGGAAATTGTACCCGGTTTCCGATAATTCCTTAAACAGATGTAAGCTTTTAGAATATCCATAAACTTCTAGCTTTGGCCGGTCTTTGATTGCATCCATCCAAAATTTTAATAGATCCAAGCTTGAAAAATCACCGTCCACATAAAGCCTTAATGTTACTTTGTCCATGTTCTTAAACTTAGGCCTTGCCAGCTCCCGGTCCAGATGCTGCAATATTACAGCCCTTCCGAAGTGGCCGCTCTCCAGGATAGTATTCTGTAGCTGTCTCGCGAATGCGCTCGGATATCTCCAGGCCTTAATTGAGTAACAAAAGCCAGATCCACCTAACCAGCAAGAGCCAGCGCCGGGGCAGTTTACACCAGGCAAGGTAGACCAGGAAAGAAAAGGTAATTTTGAGTTACCCACGGCCCATGGTTTAAAAGGTGTAAAATCTGATTCAAGCGGTGCATTAATCCACCTTTTTAACTTATCCGCTGCAATGTACCATCCGAGTTTATTAAACTCACTGGCCTTTTTTAATAGCTTACTTAGGCCGGTATTCATACCGGCGGCGCTATATCCGTTTACTTTCATGGAATTGATTAGTTTAACCAGGAAAGTTTTATTGATTGTATTCACTTATTACCTCACTATTTTGGTTAGTCAAATTTACCGAAGTGTTACCAAAAATCATAGAACTTTGGCAACAACTGGATTAATAGAAAAACGCCGTCAAAGTGGATTCAAAAAGAAGGTCGGCGGATTCTTTCGCAACTCTCAATTTATCTCAATTTATCCCAGGCCCTGGGATCTCATGACGGTGGCACGGTGGATACTTTATTCATTGCATGAAATATTATTGATAATGAGACTCAATCTCAATAAGAAAGTCGGGTACACCAAGGCAGACATGGGCGTGTCCCACTTACCGTCTCATAGATTTTTTTTCCCATTTTTGGCAACACCTATTAGCATGTAAATTAATGTTGCTTATTATGGAAAAAAGCCAATGGCACACTATCACAGATGCGGATGCTGAACGGCTTATCGATGCGATGGATCAAGCTGATGATTACCTGGAAAAGATGGTGATCTTCCGATCAGGTCTTATCTCGCCATCACTCCGCTGGCTCCAGTTGTCTGCACATCAGTTCTACGACTTACTCAGTCCGCGAGAGTTGCAAGTGTTCCAACTCCGTTGCCGTGATCACACCTTTCCAGAAATAGCAGAAGTCGTAGGAGTCACAGAGAGTAGCTGTAAGGAATATTGGCGGCGCACTCTCATCAAGATACGTCATGTCATCGATTCAGGTACTAGTGATGAGTAAAAAAAACGATGCAATCGACCCAGTACAAGTCAAGATGCTCGCATCTTTCGGATGCTCCTATGTAGAGATAGGTAAGTATTTCGAGTGTGACGAGTCCACTATACGCAAACGCTTCAAAGCCAAGGTAGAATCTGGTAAAGAAGAGATGAAATTCAGTTTACGCCGCGCAATGTGGACTTCCGCAATGGAGAATAATTCCATCGCAATGCAGATCTTCATGGCCAAGAACTTTCTTGGGATGAGTGATAAGACAGCGATCGACATGACAGGAAATCTTGAGACAGTCTTAAAAGAATGTGGTTTCGAGGAGAATCCGGTTGATAAAACAAATAGTGAACAAGCAGAAGCTTTGGAATCATTTGGGGTACAACCCGACTCCACAGCAACTGGCATATCATAACAGTACCAAGAGATTTCGAGTATGTCTCATGGGGCGCAGATCTGGGAAATCCTGGTCTGCTGCGCACGAGGTACTTCCTTGGCTCTTAACTCCTAACACACGCGGATGGATTGTTGGACCTAACTACAACTTAGCCAACAAGATCGCCAGAGAGGTAAAGCGGATAGTAATGACTCAGCTTAAGCTACCTATCGCATCCAAGAAGGAGATCTCTGGTGATTTGTACTACATGAAGATGGCCGGACTCAATAGTGAGTTATCTGTGAAGAGTGCTGAGAACCAAGATTCATTAATTGGCGAAGGCGTAGATTATTTGATAATTGATGAGGCTAGTTTAATCCCCAGAAGGACTTTCGAGATGTATCTCCGACCCACCTTGGCTGACAGGCAAGGTTGGGCATTGTTTCTATCCACACCGCGTGGATTCAACTACTTGCACAAGCTTTATGAGTTTGGACAAGACCCAGAATTCCCAGAATGGGAATCCTGGAGATTTCCATCCACACTTTCACCATATTTTAGAGATGATGTTAAAGAACTAGAAAGGACACTAACCCGTGAGACATTTTTACAAGAGATCATGTGTGAATTCCAGAGCTATAGCGGAAAAGTTTATCCGATGGACAGATTCACGCAAGTCACCGACACAGTTAAGTACGACCCAGCCAAGCCAGTGTACTGTGGATTGGACTTCGGATATCGCCACGCCGCAGCGGTGGTTGTCCAGCTCCACAACGAGCGCAAGGGCTTTGCCGACATACATCAGATTGACGAATTAAGTTTAAAGAATGTCAAAACAGAAGACTTTGCCAAGAAGATGAAGGCAATGCCATATAATTTCACTGGCATATGGGGAGATCCGGCTGGTTCTGGTACTAATCTTCAGAGTGGAATTTCGGATATAGCCGTGTTTCGCCAGCATGGTTTAAAAGTCAATATCAGAAGAGATGCTATCACCAGGAACGTAGTATCCGGTGTATCACATGTACGAAGATGGTTTGAAGATGCAGCCGGAGACACGCATTTCCTAATCAATCCCAAGTGTAAGGAAAGCATTCAGGCATACGAGAATTACCACTACCCGGAGCATCGCGAGAACAGCGCACTCCGCCACGAACCGCAGAAGGATGGCAAGTTTGACCACCATTGTGATAGCTTGCGATTTCTCTTAACTAACCTCTTCCCGATGCGCTCGCGATCCGCTGGTGTCATCGATTGGCTATAAATATGATATGCTAACGATTCCAGATCTCAGTCAGGGCGCGGTACAGACCGCACTGAAAAATAAATTAAGATACATAGAAGACGAGCATGTAAGAGAGCGTGATTATCTGATGGATTGGTACGAAGGAATCAATCTGGAGAATTATGTAGCTAACTACTTCGGCGCAGAGACTTTGAGACAGGCAGTGACTCCACAGAACAATCTCACTAGACGAGTATGTTCTCTTCGGTCAATGACCTACAAAAGACCACCTAGGATACGCGCCAGTGAGTCATATACATCTCTAGTTGACAAGCATAGTTTGAATTCACAGCGCCGGATGCTTGAGCGTTTGACATTTCTGCTTGGTAATATGGCATTCCGCAGTGTTTGGAATGAAATGACGGGAAAGATTGAATATGAGATCCTGAGTCATTTTGAGCCATTATTTTTAGCTGGCAACTCCAGAGATAAGCCGGTAGGCGTATGTTATCCGATTGAGTATCAAGGTAATGCCAGAATGGATGCTCCATTACACGCTATATGGACCCATGACAGCCACTATCTCTTAGATGAGCATGGGAACAAGGTATCGGTGAACGAAGGCGATATAAACCCATATGGCATCCTTCCAGTTACATTCTCTCACCGCTACCCACCGATCAGAGATTATAGTGTAGGTAATGCAATGGACGTAGCGCAGACTGATTTAGCAGTTAATGTAGCAATCCTTGAATTGGAGATCGCGATACGATACGGAGCAATGGGAATCAAGTATATCAGTGGTGTGGATGATGCATCTAGGATTTCTATTGGTACAGATAAAATTTTATACCTTCCAGATGGTGCAAACTTTGGTGTAACCAATGCTGGTGGATCTCTAACAGAGATAATTGAAGCAACAAGATTCTTAGTTGAATCCACACTGAATAACAACCATATCCGTGCTAAGTATGCCAGGAATGATTCTGGCAATGCACCCAGTGCGGCAAGTTTATCAATAATCGAAATGGAAAACATGGATGAGCGTTCTGCTATGACAGAAGACACCTGGCGGCCATGGGAGCATCGCAGATACGAGGTGGATAGAGCCATCCTTCAGGTAGAAGCCAATATAGATGTAGGTCCTGAGTATAGTGTTGATTTCTTAGAACCGAATTATGCACTTACGCCAGAAAGTGAGATTATGCTCTGGTCATGGCGCTTTGATCGAGGACTTGCCACACCTGAAGATTGGTTTGATTATCACAACCCAGATGCTTCACCCGCTGATAAGCAGAAATTCTCTGAGATGCAACAGAGCCAACAAGTCGAACCAGCACCACAAAACAGATTACTAAATATCTTAACCAATGACAATAAACCAAGCAGTTGAATCGTATGAATTGCAAATTGAACAAGTTACAGAGCAATTTGTACAGGATATACAGGATCTAGAAGATGACGGCCTATCAACAGAAGAGATACTGGTTATTATCGCTGCGATTGACTTTGCGGCCTATTTTATTGAAGAGTTGGGCTTCATTGCCGGACATAATGCCTACATGGCTGCGACAGAAGACATTCTTAGCAATTTGCCGTTTTTTGGGGCTACAACAGAAAAACAACTCTTGGCTCTCCAGAATATCCAACGACTCAACATCGAGAGTATGAGTAGGCATATAGCTGCTAATATGCAAGCAAGTATGGCACAAGGTATTTCAAGTGGATTAGGAAGGGCAGATATGTCTGCACTGATCAAGTCCAATATCAAATCCACTGTTCCCAGGATTGACAATATTATTGGCACACAGTTATCCAATTATGAGCGTGCTATTGTTATGCAGATGTCTGCTGATCTACCTGAGAATCAGTTATATGGTTATATGGGTCCACGAGATGAAAAGAATCGTCCTGTGTGTACTCAGTTTTTAGATTCATCTCCAATGACAAAGAGCGAGATCCGAGCTGTTAAATCTGATGCAATGGAGACGGGTGGTGGAATTAATTGCAGACACACGTTTATGCCAATCGATGTTTAATTTTTTAAATATGCTCAAGTTCTCGAAGTCCGATATAGGCGCAATGGCTGAAAGGACTTTAAACCGCCACAAAAGGCAGATTGTTTCCGGCAAAGATGCAGATGGAGAGTCATTCAAGCAGTATTCCAAAAGCTATGCAAAACGCAAGAAGAGCGGTGAGCGCACACCGGTCACATTAAGAGATACTGGCAAGATGCTGAAAGCATTTCAAGTGCTTAAAGCTGACTATAAGAGCAAAGAATTGAAGTTCCGTTATGGTACTAAGGCTAATAAGCATGGTATCAAGATGAATGAACATAACGATGGTGTATTTGGACTTTTACCACAACGCAAGATCGCCGATGACCAGGCGCTCGGTAAGATGGTTGAGAATGGTATCGTGCAAGACTTCGCCAATCAGATTGAGAAAAATTTATCGCGTATGACAAAGACCAAACACATGGTCAAACTCTAAGGAGGACAGAATGTCCGAAGAAGCACAACAAGCGCCGCAGATAGCGGAAGGTACTCGATCGCCCGTAGAATCCAAAGTATCGACAGAGGTGGCTCCTGAAAGCCAAGAAACAGCAGTTGACGAAACGCCTGACGTTAATCAGTTGGTGGCAGAGAGCCGCAAGTATCGTAAAAGATCACAGGCCGCTGAAACAGAACTTGTGAAGCTGCAAAAACAGATTTCCACTGATCGTGAAAGTCAGATGGAAGAGCAGCAGCAATGGCAGACACTTGCAGAGGAGCGCCAGGCTCGGATTTCTGAACTCGAACCCATAGTGGAACGAGCAATGAATGAAGAATCTCAGCTTCGTGAGCAAATACTTGCCGAATTCAGTGACGAGGACCGCGAGACGTTTGGTGACTTACCGTTACCAAAGCTTCGTGCGTTACAAACAAAATTCAATCAAAACACTACACGCGTACCTATTGCCAGTAATCCTGGTGTACCCGCAAATGAAGTTCCTGAAGATTGGACTAAAATGAATCGGAGTGACAGAGCGAAACACTGGGATAAGATTGTCAGTAGTTACCGTAAATAAAAAGGAGTCTTAAATGGCTTACACAGCTTTTAGTGGAGACACTACCAGAGGCACACAACTGGATGTATTTATTCCTGAATTGTGGGCTGATGGCGTTTACCGCTATTTCGAAAAACAACTAGTATTCAAACCATTCTTTGATGATTACTCAAGTATGGTGAAAGGTGCTGGCGATGTTTTACACATTCCAACAGTTCAAGAAGTGGCTACTGCTACCAAAGCAGTAAACACTGGTGTCGCATACACTGTTGCAACTGAAACTGATATCGATCTTGCAATTGATCAACACATTTATGGCGCAAAACTTTTTGAAGATTTGGCCATGATCCAAAGTAACGAGCAATTGTTTGATAAGTATGCGCAGTCAATGGCATATGGGCTTGCAAAAGCTGTCGATACCAAGATTGAAGCCTTGCTTCAGACTATCGGTACAAATCAAGATCTCGCTGCTAATAACAGTATGTCTAATGCCGATGTGGAAACCGCTCTTGGTACATTAATATCAAACGATATTCCAGCAGATGAATGTGCGTTCTTTGTGAACCCACTGATCTATGCTGATCTATTGAACGCCAAGGCATTTGTTGCTGCTGGTGTTAGTGGATCAACAAGCACTTCGGCTGGTGTTGGTTTTGGAGCAGATAATGCTGCAATGAACTCTGGTCAAGTTGGAATGCTTTTTGGGATTCCAGTAATGACAAGTTCATTGATACCTACAACTTCATCAGATGGCATCGAAGTAGGATATCTGGTTCATAAATCAGCAATTGCTGTAGCAGTACAACAGGACATTCGGGTACAAAGCGAATATTCTGTGGATTATTTAGGCACAAAAGTAGTTGCCGACATTATCTATGGTGCTGTTATCAC